GTATATACAGGACATCCTAATCGTGTTGAGCGATATAATCAGTATGAAAGTATGGATCAAGATCCAGAAATCAATGGCGCATTAGATACCATTGCAGAGTTTGCTACCCAAGACAGTGTAGATACTGAAACTGCACTTACTATAAATTATCATGATAAGGCAACAGATACCGAGAACGATATTATTACTTCTCAGTTAAAACAATGGTATAATCTACAAGAATTTGACAAAAGAATGACTAAACTTTTTAGGAATGTTTGCAAATATGGCGATCAGGTGTTTATACGTGATCCCGAAACATTTAAATTGTTCTGGTCAGACATGCAAAAAGTTAGCAAAGTTGTAGTTAACGAAAGCGAAGGCAAAAAGCCTGAGCGTTACTTTATTAAAGATTTAGGTCCTAATTTTAATAATCTAACAGCAACTGACAGTACTGCGCCAGACACACACCTCCGTAGTCCGCAACAAGGTGGTGTTAGTAGTAGTTATAGCATGTCAAATCAAGCATACACCGGAGGCAATAGATTTAGCACAGATGCTGGGGAAATTGCAATTTCTGCAGAACATATTGTTCACTTTAGTTTAACTGAAGGATTAGATCCAAATTGGCCGTTCGGTGTTAGTATATTAGAAACTGTGTTTAAAACATTTAAACAAAAAGAACTATTAGAAGATGCTATTCTAATCTATCGTGTACAACGTGCACCAGAACGTAGAGTTTTTTACATTGATGTAGGTAATATGCCTAGTCACATGGCTATGCAGTTTGTTGAGCGTGTTAAAAACGAAATCCATCAAAGACGTATTCCTAGCCAAACCGGTGGCGGTACAAATATTATGGATAGTACATATAATCCATTAAGCACAAATGAGGATTACTTTTTCCCTCAAACTGCTGAAGGTCGTGGATCAAAAGTTGAAACATTGCCCGGAGGCGAAAACCTAGGACAAATTGACGACCTAAAATATTTCAATAACAAACTATTGCGTGGGTTGCGTGTACCTAGTAGCTATTTGCCTAGCGGACCAGAAGACGGATCACAAAGTTATGGCGATGGGCGTGTAACCACAGCACTTATTCAAGAATTCCGTTTTAATCAGTATCTTAAACGTATTCAACGATTAGTAGCAGCTACGCTAGATAGAGAATTTAAAACGTTTTTAGCCTGGAGAGGCTTTAGTATTGACAATAGTATTTTTGATTTGCAATTATCTGAACCAATGAATTTCTCTGGTTACAGAGAAATTGAAATCGATAACAGTCGTATTGGTGCATTTACATCAATTGAAGGCACAGAATACCTAAGCAAAAGATTTATAATGAAGAAGTATCTTGGCCTCACTGATGTTGAGCTTAAAGAAAATGAAAAAATGTGGTTTGAGGAACAAGGTAATCTCGGAATCAATGATGCATCTGGTAGTAATCTTCGGAATGTTGGTATTAGTACTGGCGATATTGGAGGTGATCTGGATTCAATCGATGACCTTGAAGGTAGCGAAGCAGAACTAGATCTTGACGCAGAAAATCTCGACACCGAAACCGATACTGGTGATAATTTACCCGGTGCATTGTAATAAATAAGACTGGAGAAGCGTTATGAATTTGTTTGAATTTTTTAGTTCTAAAAAAGATTTCCCTGGATCTTATCAGAATACCGAAGATGACCAAAGTCAGTTAAAGTTTACCGATACACGGAAGACAAGACTAACACTTCGTCAAATCCGGCAGCTTCGCCAAATGAATGATGTAAGAGATATTGAAAAGAAAAACGAAGTAGATAGATTACAACAAATTTATGGCGCTAGAAGCGAATAAATTTATCATTTTCTTTTGATATTTTTTTAAAAAATATCAAAAAAGTAGTATATTTGATTAACTTAAAACAAATAAGTATGTTTGAGTTTAAAAATATCCAAAAAAGGTGTAAAAATACGCCGTTTTCTCTGCATTGTTACAGTTCTGTGTAAATACTTCTAGTCCCATAGTGGAAAGGAGATATAAGCCAATGAATAAGTTTGAACAACTTGTAGAATTTATCATCAACGAAGATGAAGATAAAGCACAAGAATTATTTCACGAAATTGTAGTACAAAAAAGTCGCGAGATTTATAACGATCTAGTCAACGAGTCAGATGACCAAACAGATGATTTTGTTTCTGACATCGAAGCCGACGAGTATGGCACCGACATGCACGCCGAAGACGATGACATGGAAGACGACATGGAAGACGACATGGAAGACGACGAAGATAGCAACGAGCAAGGCGATGCTGATGTTGAAGAAATCGAAGATCGTGTAGTTGACCTCGAAGCAGAACTTGATGCACTTAAAGCAGAATTTGATGCTATGATGACAGATGACGAACCAGAAATGGACATGGACGATGAGCCAGAAATGGAAGAAGCATTTGCTTTTGAAAATGATAGCGATGAAGTCGAAGATGACGAAGAAATAGTTCGCGAATATGTAGAAAAAGTAGCAGCTCCAAAAGGTGAAGACCACAAAGCAGATAGTACTGTAGCTGGTAAAAACGATATGGGCGGCACAGCTGGTAATATTGCACAAGGCGGCGAAGAAGCAGGCGGCAAAGTAGCAGCACCAAAGCAAAACGATGCAGGTAATAAAAATAAGCCAGGCGCAAAGCAAGGTTTAGAAAAAGCACCGGCGCCTAAGAAAGGCGAATAATTATGGTATCCCTAGTAGAGCATTTAAATTACGATCAAGCAGGTATTGTTACTGAAAGTAGCGACGATGGCAAAAATCTCTACATGAAAGGGATTTGCATTCAAGGCGGAGTTAAAAACGCTAACCAGCGTGTTTATCCAGTTTCTGAAATTAACAATGCAATTAAAACCATTAACGAACAACTCACCGACGGCAACAGTGTCCTCGGTGAGGTTGACCATCCAAGTAATCTTAGAGTTAATCTAGATCGTGTGAGCCACATGATTACAGAAATGTGGATGGATGGAGCAAATGGCTATGGTAAACTGAAAATTTTACCAACACCAATGGGGCAACTAGTTAAAACAATGTTAGAAAACGGCGTTAAACTAGGAGTTAGCAGTAGAGGTAGTGGAGAAGTTAACGAGTCAAGTGGCGAAGTTAAGAACTTTGAAATTGTTACTGTTGACGTAGTAGCTCAACCTTCTGCACCAAATGCATATCCTACAGCCATTTACGAAGGGCTTATGAATATGGATGGTGGACAGAAATTGTTCAACATGGCAGCAGAAGTCAACGAGGACCCTCGAGTCCAAAAATATCTAACTGAGTCTTTAAAAAGATTCATCAATGAACTAAAACTGTAAAATACAGGAGACACTTATGTTCGAAGCTTTAAAACCATTTATCGATGGCGGTTTATTAAACGAAGAAACACAAGCCCAGCTTGCAGAAGCATGGGAAGCAAAAGTTACATCTATCCGTGAGGAAGTTGAAACCGAAATGCGTTCTGAGTTTGCGAATCGCTATGAGCACGATAAAGCAAAAATGGTTGAAGCTCTTGATCGTATGGTCACTGAGAGTCTTACAAGTGAAATTAGCGAAATTGCTGAAGAAAAAGCAAAAGTCGCCGAAGATCGTGTTAAGACTGTTGCAAAATTAAGTGAACAAGCATCAAACTTTGAAAACTTTTTAACAAAAGTTCTTGCAAAAGAAATCAAAGAATTCCGCAATGATCGTGAAGCAAACAAAGCAGCACTAGTTAAACTAGAAAGTTTTGTAGCTGAAGGATTAACTAAAGAATTGGGAGAATTTTATGAAGATAAGCAAGATCTAATTGCAACTAAAGTTAAACTAGTAGCAGAAGCAAATAATAAATTTGTTGATCTCAAGAAAAACTTTATCACTCGTAGCGGCAAAGCTATTAGTGAAGCAGTCGACCAAACGTTAAGAGCAGAAATCAGCCAGCTCAAAGAAGACATTGCAGAATCGCAGAAAAACAATTTCGGTCGTAAATTGTTCGAAGCGTTTGCTAGTGAGTTTTCGGCAACTCACCTCAATGAGAATGCAGAAATGCGCAAACTCAAAAATTCATTAGACAAAATGAAACAATCATTGGAAGAAGCAAATAAAATAGCTGAAGAAAGATCTGCTATTGTTGAATCTAAAAATGTAGAAATTGCAGCAATTAACGAAAGTGTTGCTCGCCAAAAAACAATCAATGAACTTTTGTCACCGTTATCTAAGGATAAGGCACGTGTAATGTCTGATCTATTAGAAAGTGTTGGCACTAACAAACTCAAGACATCATTTGACAAGTATCTACCAGCTGTAATGAATGGTAGTAAGTCATCTATGCTTAATGAATCAAGACAATCAATTACCAGTGAAGTAACTGGAAATAGGGCAGCCAAGACATTTGAATCCGCTGATGAAAATAACATCGTCGAAATCAAGCGTTTAGCAGGTCTTTAACAGATCATAATTATGAGATAAAAGGAAATAAAACAATGAGTAATAAACTCTTAGAAGAAAGCCGTTGGGGCGAAACTAGAGACGCTCTCCTTGAGGGTCT